TTTTGAAATATCAGAGTTAGTTGCAAGTGGTGGTAAACAGGGGAAAAAAGCTGCTAATGTTTTAAAACCAATTATTGTAGATCCTAAAACTTTACAAGGAAATATTTTAGATTTAGGTTTTGATACTTCAACAGAACTCATGACTGTGCCTGGTGCAACTACAAAAGGATCTAAAGTAGGAACTGATGCAGATTTAATAGCACGATTAAATATAGGTAAAACATTAACAAAAGGAGCTAAGATTGCAGGCAAAGTTATTAAACCTGTGGGTTATGCTTTTGGAACAAACGCTGTTAGAAATGCAGTCAAGCAAGCTGCAAAACAAGGTATAACACTATCTGTTGTTGATAAAGCTATGGCTTTTGAATCAGGAGATCCAGAAACAGCTTTTGATAATTGGAAGAGAAGAAATGTACCTGGATACTCTGAACAACAGAACGCTATTACTTTGGCTAAATTAGACGACGATTTTGAAGAAATAGGAAAATCAACATTTGGAAAATACAATGACCAGATCAAAAACATCAAGCTACCCAAAGACTGATTTGTTGCCACCCAAATCTGGGCCAACACCTCAGGGCTTGAATATTAATTATAATACTGTTAGAACAGTCAAATTGGAGAAAATAAATGGCAGACAAAATAGACAAGTCCTTGACGCAGAGTCCAAGAGGCAGCGTTAATATTCCAGGTCAGGAAGAAATAACCGAGGCTTTTGAACAAGAAATAGTATCACAAGAAGGTACAAAAGAACCTGTTGAAACTTTAGAAAACGAAGATGGATCCGTTACAATTGACTTTGACCCTAGTGCAGCTCAACCCGAAGGTGGTGATGAGCACTACGCAAACTTAGCAGAATTTTTACCAGACGAAGTATTAGACGAGTTAGGTTCTAACTTAACTCAAAAATATAATGACTATAACGCATCAAGAAAAGATTGGGAGCAATCTTATACAAAAGGTTTAGACTTACTTGGTTTCAAATACGATATGCGAACAGAACCATTTCAAGGAGCTTCAGGTGCAACACACCCAGTGTTAGCAGAAGCAGTTACACAGTTTCAAGCATTAGCTTATAAAGAATTATTACCAGCAAATGGACCGATCAGAACTCAAGTAATTGGTGCACCAAGTCCAGAAAAAACACAACAAGCAACACGTGTTAAAGATTACATGAATTACGAGCTCATGGAAAAAATGTCAGACTATGAGCCCGAC